TCTCTTGGCTAATGCTTTTGGCACACATCCATCTGACATACAAGGACTCGTCCGAAAGATTATCGATGATTCAGAAGCTGAACCAAAGCTTCAAGCGTTAGAGCATGAACATGGCGATTGGGTCTGTTCGCTAATGGACTCGGTTAATAATCTTGTTAGCGCTAAAATCAGCGTTGAACTAAACTGGCAACAAGACTCAAAATAAGTGTACTTAAATCAAAGCCACGGAAGGCAACTTTCGGAGGCTTTATGATTAAATTTGAGAATGCAACAAACGGTCGTTATTATTATCTTGAGGTCAATGAGGACATGCTAAATGCCTTGGTTCTACGTATTGTTTATGGCGGTAGGCGCATTAGTAGGACTCGGGTTATTCTGTGTGATACTAAAGATGCTATATCTTTGGAAATTGATCGACTTTCCAAGAGACGTCTTAAACGAGGATATTCTCTAGTGACATCATAGATTTTAATGCCATAATAGTTTCAAACTCATAAAAGGATTTGTGAGATGAAGGTTGGTAGACCCACCGATTATACGTCTGAGTTAGGCATCGAGATTTGCGACAAGATCGCAAGTCGCTGCGTTGGTATCAGACAAATTTGCAATGAAAATCCTCATTTCCCCAATCCCGATACCATCTACGTATGGATAAGAAAGCACAAAGAGTTTGCCGAACGCTACGCGCAAGCAAAAAAAGATCAGGTTTTTGGTCTTGTTGATGAAATATTAGACATTTCCGATGATTCCTCCCGCGATAACAAAACAAATAATAATGGCGATGTTGTATGTGATTCTGAATGGGTTGCGCGCTCTCGTCTTCGTGTTGATACCCGCAAATGGATAGCTGCAAAGCTTGTGCCTCGCATTTATGGCGACAATGCACTTGCACGTGAATTGGCTGATGAGATCGATGAATTTAGAAAGATGTTGGAAGCTAAAAACATAAGGAGATTGAACAGTGGCGAAGTTAACAGCGGAGAAGCGGAAGAAGATTCCGAAGAGTGAGTTTGGGTTACCTGGCGAAAAGAAATATCCGATGCCAGATCGTGCTCATGCAGCTAATGCTAAAGCGCGTGCTTCGCAAATGGTGAAGAAAGGAAAGCTTTCCAAATCATCTGAGAAAAAGATTGATGCCAAAGCAAACAAAGTGCTTGGACATAAAACATTGCGTGGTGTTCGTAAATAAACTTATCAAAAGGAACTTGATATGAAAGAAGAGAATGGCAGTCAAGATGTAGGAGCAACAGCGTTTGATTATCCAACTGGTCAGCACCCAGGATATGAAAACAAAATCTATCATGGCAACCAAAGAGTGCCTCATCCTACGAATAGTGCAGCAAAGATTACACCTGCTGCCGAGGTAAGGAGAGCGACCTTGGAAGCAAAATATTGCAATGTAAAGGTTGTCATTATCCACATAGTGAAGTGGTTTATACGCGTCACGATGAAAATAGAGATGCTATTACTCGTAGACGCGAGTGCTTACGTTGTGGTTTGCGTTTTACAACGCTTGAGAATTTGAAGGAACCTCGTCGTCAACAGGCTCTTAATCATCCACCAGAGCATAATAATCAGGGTTCTAATAAATGACATCGCTTGCGAAATGCAGACAAGATTTCTATGCGTTAAAGCATTCAATTGTGAGACAAGACACTCAGCATATTTACTTTGACAAGGATGAAACGAGAATCTATGCAAGCGATAAAGACAAAATTTATATTCCAAATCCAACTGGCGAACTCTTTCATGCTGATGATACTTTTGTGCAGCTCATTATGGGTCCATATGGAAGTGGCAAGTCTACAATCTGTGTTAACAAGATCGTTCGACATGCTTGCTCAATGCCAAGATGGAAGAATGGTAGACGCAGAGCAAAATGGCTCATCATCCGAAATACAAGTGGCGAATTACAATCCACCACCCTCCAAACCTGGTTACAATGGTTTGGTGACCTTGGCGATATACGCAAGCGACAAAAACCGCTCCTCACCTACGAACATACCTTTAACGATGGTCGGGGCTTAATTGAACTTGAACTGGTATTTATTGCGCTAGATCGTGATGAAGACATAAGGAAACTGAAATCTATTGAAGCAACGGCGGCCTATATAAATGAACTTTCAGAAGTCCCACAAGCGGTACTCCATCATCTTATCGGTCGTGTTAACCATCGTTACCCATCTCAGGCTTTTTGCTCAGAACCCTATTGGTCGGGCATCATTGCGGACACCAATCCACCTGATTAGGACCATTGGATATTCAAAGACTTTGAACTAAATCCAACGCCTAACTACCGCATCTTCCACCAGCCATCTGGCTTAATCATGAATCAGGACGGTTCATTCTCTAAAGACAAACAGGGGAATTACATTGCCAATCCAGACTGTGACAACTACAAAAACCTCTCGCCTGATTACTATGTCAAACTGGCTGAGAAGCGTTCTGAAGGTTTTATTAAGGTCTATTGCGGCGGTCGATATGGCATTGTGGAGTCTGGCAAGCGTGTTTATCCTGAATATAATGATGACATACATTCTTCGCCAAGACTGGACGCAATACAGGGTTTGCCTATACATCTTGGTTGGGATTTTGGTCTCACTCCTGCTTGTATCGTATTTCAGATTACTCCAAGGGGTCAGATCAGGGTACTTAAGGAGTATTTGGCTGAGGATATGGGCATCAGAACCTTTGCAAAGAATGTTGTACTTCCTCAGATTCCTGTAGACTTTGTGTACAATAAGATTGGTGAATCAGAAGGTGACCCATCGGGTGCCAATGGTGACCAATTAATGGAAGAACTATCCTGTATTGGTGAATTAAATAACTTAGGCATTAAAACTAATCCTGCATCGACGAATGATATTGATATTAGAATCAGTAGCGTGCGATATTTCTTAAACGCTATGATAGATGGTCAGCCTGCTTTTCTATTGTCAAGAGAGGGATGTCCCGTATTGCGTAAGGGTTTTATTAATGGCTATCACTTCAAGCGCCTATCAGTCAGTGGTGATGAGAGATACCAGGACAAACCTAACAAGAATCGCTTTAGCCATCCTCACGATGGATTACAATATGGCTGTATGAAATTCGCATCAGATCGAGTGATTGAGCAACGAAAGAAAGAAGAAAACAAGGTTGATATGTGGAACCCTGTGATGAGATGGAGCAATTAAGAAAGTTAATTTACACATTAAGGATGAAACGTATGGCTTGTAAATGTATGAACCCAGACGGAACTTTCGCTCAAAACTGTAATGGCACTTGTACGCAGAAAGAATTTAAACAATCTAGTGCAATTCAGCAACGCACAGATGAAAATATCGAAGATAGATTTGAATATATTCTTGGGATATTTCTTGAAAAAGTAGATATCAGAATTAATAACCTTGAAGAACTTTCAATGGATAAATGGAAAGAGGGCTATAAGCAGGGTTATCAAGATGGAAGGGAGGATTACTAATGGACAATAGAATCAGAGAGCAGAACAAAAAAGAAGTATTAGCAAACGACAATGACATCAAACGTCAGGTTCCTGGTATTTTGTTAGATCATACAGGCGTAAAAAAGCCACAGGAATTACGCAATGAAGAACTTTTTTATAGGGCAATAAATCGATGAGTGCATGTTATTGGTATCACGTTAACAGACCTAGTTGCCCATACTGCGGTTGGGTTTTAGGCAAACGTTATCCTTATGCTTAATGAATCTGATGCAAGATTTATTGCTTTTATTCATGGTGGGAAACTGCCAAAGGAGTTTTTAGAAATGAGTGGGTGTCATCCAACAGAGAATCAATACGTCGATGTACAGATGCTATATACCATGCGTCAGACTATCGAAACATGGCAAAAAGGTTGTGAAGTATTGATTGGTGATTTGCAACTACGAATTAAAGAAATAGAGAACTTAATCGATGTAGAAAAGATCAAGTCATGTATTTTTCATGGCGCAGAAACTCATGCTTCCATATTGAGATGTGAATCAAAACTAAAAGAAATTGAAACGCAAATTATTTCTGATGAAATTCAAGGCATTCATATATTGGCAGATAAAATTAGAAAACTAGAAGAAAAAACAGAAATGATGCGAGATACAACCGCCTGCGTTGATCGTGCTTATGACGAAGCTTGTATAGGCTATGAGAAACGTCTTGAAGCTATTGAAGGATGCTTAAAAGAATTAAGTCGTTTTCAAGATATTACTCAATATCAATATAAAAATAATATCAAAA